ATGAACGAAGATATGACAAGACTTGAATTACTTACTTTATTGTTATCAATCAAAGCATTGCTTGACAGTGATAACATTGATAAAGCAAAAGAGTTAATCGATGAAGTAATTGCCGAGGCAAAAAGAAAAGGCTCTGACAATTAAGTCAGAGCAATAACATAGATGATAGAGGGCGGTACTTGCCACCGTCCTTTATCAAAATAATAATAACATATTTATATTTAAATGGCAAGAGAAAGGAAGTTATTTTACGGCTTATATTAAAAAAACAGATAACCCCAAAATGGGTAGACCAAGCGCAAATCTTACTTATGATATAAAAGTGAGAGTTGATGATAAATTAAATACTAAAATTGAAAAATATGCAATCAAATGCAATCTTTCAAAAGCAGCTGCAATAAGAGAGATTTTATCATCATTTTTTGCACAAAAAAATTAAAAAAAAGAAATAACGGCAACTGTCCACCGACCAAAGCGAGTAGTTACCGTTACTGTATGACAGAGATAACTCTATCTTAGTGAATTATATCATTTTGAGTTACTTCTGTCAATTACAAAGTTATTTTGATAGGAGTATATTTTTATGTTACAGATTAAAACTAACAACAATACAATCGAGATTTACACCCCTTTTAATCGTGATTTTACTGACGAGTTAAAAAACGCTATAGGCGGACGCAAATGGGATTCAAACAAAAAATGTTGGACCGCTCCTCTCTCGTCAGTTGACGAGGTCAGAGAATTAATGGTAAAACATTTTGGTGAGAGCGATATAAGTTCAGTCGAAAAAGTTGATGTTAAGATTTGTGTAAATAATTCTTTGGTTTCAAACACTCTGTCTGTTGCAATATTTGGCAAAACTATTGCTAAAGCTTACGGACGAGATACCGTTGCACCATTACCGGCAGGTGTTAGTTATTTGTCTGGTTCATACGGTTCTGGTGGTTCAGCAAAACATCCGCATGTTGTTGTAAACAAAGGCTCTGTCATTATGTTACACGATGTGCCAGTGCCTGCAATAAAAAATTGTCCATCTGAGATAACTTACGAGATAGTCAAACGGCAATCAAAGATAGATGCACTCAAGGCAGAAAAAGTTAAATTACTTGCAAGACTTGATGAAATTAACAAGGAGCTTGCAGAAGTATGACAGTCGCAATATATATTAGAGTTTCGACAACAAGACAAGCAGAGGAAGGCTTTTCACTTGCAGCACAGCAAAAGGTCCTTGTAGACTATTGCAAGCAGCATAAATATATAATTCATCAAATATATGCTGACGAAGGTATCAGCGGTAAAGATGTGCAGCATCGTGACGCTTTTAAGACAATGTTGCAGGACGCTAAAGAGCGAAAATTTCAAGCGGTGCTCGTGTGGAAATTAACAAGATTTACACGCTCTGTTAGAGATTTAATTAACACTTGTGATGAGCTTGAGTTGTATAATGTAGCGTTAATGAGCTATTCTGAATCATTTGACACATCGACTCCGTCGGGCAGACTTATGCGAAATCTGCTGGGTGTAATTGCTCAATGGGAGCGAGAAATCATTGCAGAAAATGTTGTGCTTGCTAATAGCGAAAAAGTTGCGCAAGGTCATTCTTTAGCGAGTTTTGTATTAGGCTATGATTTCATTGAGAAAGATTTGGTTATCAATGCATATGAAAGTAAAGTAGTACAGCATATTTTTGAATTGTATATAAAAAAGCAGAGCCTCTCCGCTGTTGCACGACAACTCAACAGTGAGGGATATAAGAGTAAGTGCGGTAATGACTATACTCCGCAATCTGTTTTAGTTATTCTATCAAACTGTACTTATTGCGGCTACAATCGTAGCAAAGGAAAACTTTTTAAGGGCAATCAGAAAATAATAATTAATGTTGAAACTTTCAATTTTACACAAAAAATTATTGCTTCAAATAGTCGAGGACGAAAGCGTAAGAAAAAATTAATACTTTTAGACTAAAAAACAAATTCCGCTGCAGTTTTTAACAACTGCAGCGGAATTATTTTTGCGCTTTTCTGTTTCCATTTTCCTCAATTATGAGATTTTTGCCTGTTTTTTTGATTCTGTTCGGCCTGTATTCGAGAATATCTGATACATTACAATCTAATACTTCGCATATCCTGTCTAAGTGTTCTAAATTGATTCTGTCACACATCTCGTTGTAAATGTCGCAAATTGTTGACGGTCTAATACCTGTTTTTCGTGCAAGTTCCGCTTGCGACATTCTGTATGTTCCCAAAATTGTAGATAAATGAATTTTAATCATAATAACGCCCCAAAAGATATTATATCCTAAAGCGTTATTATTTTATAATAATTGTTAGTTCGTAACAAAATTCGTTATAATTAATTCTTTGAATTCTTCACGATTTCCGCTTGTCGCAGACAAAAGATTATGTCTGCTTATGCCTTTTATGTAATAATCTTTGTATAGATTTCTGATGAACTCGCAATCGTTATAAGACAAAATAAAGCGACCTTTTATTTTATTCAAAACTTGATTTAATCGCAAATGGTCTTTTTTATTGAAATTACAATAATTACGATTGTAGTAGCGTTCAGACTTTACATAGGGCGGATCAATGTAAAATACAGCGCCAGAGCGGTCATATGTTTTTATAAGGTTTTCAAAATCTCTGTTTTCGATTATAACTGATTTTAGCCTTTCTTTGTATGTTGGTAACTCATCAATAATATTGCATATTGATTTTGTATCAGTAGCAAACGAGTTTCGATTGCTGCCGAAGCTGCATTTAATAAGATACAGGTAACGAGCCGCTCTCTGTAAATCAGAAAGTTTAATTTGATTTTCAATTTCATAACGATACTGATTAAATAATTCTCGTGATTGTAACCAATCTATTTCTACTTGCAATTCAGAGCAATTATATTTGATTTGCTTATACAAGTTGATTAAATCTCCGTCAACATCATTGAAAACTTCCATCTGACCCTTGACTTTTTCTTTGCCAAACAATACCCAACCTGCACCGCCACACACCTCGATGTAACGGCTACAGTCTGTCGGTATAAGTGATATTATTTGATTTTTTAGACGACTTTTTCCGCCTATCCAACCAATAAAACTTTTCATTGTTTTACCTCCGTAATAATTATTTTATGGGGCGTTATTACGGTGGTAACGCATTATTTATTCTGCCTCGGGTAAACCTGCAACACTTGTCAACAGCGAAAGAACTCCCGAAAGTGCACTTGCCGAGGCGACCGCAATCCAGTTCACATCGCTTAACACGGCAGATACACCGATAACTGAAATTGCTGTTTGAGCAACGGTTTTTACTGCTCTTACGCCTGCGCATTTTACCCACGATTTCCAATTTGTAATTTTCTTCATACATATTACCTCCGTTTTATTTATTTTCAAGGTCAGTTAGTCTATGATTTACAACTTTGATTTCTTCATTAATAACAGCATCTTGCGTTTCAAGATGGTAAACTCTTTCGATTACACTGTTGTGTTTGTCTACTTTTTCTTCAAGCTGTTTAATACGGTACAATGTTAATTTTGAACTTGCAATAATACCTAAAATCGAGCCAATGGCAGAACCGCCTAAGCCTATCAAAGCGACAATTATTTCTGTTGACATTACTGCACCTCGTCAAGTCAAAGTAATCTGCAAGCCGTCAATCTTAGCGCCGAAAAGTCCTGCGTAGCCGTCCTGTGAGCTGTCTTTTTCTGTGTTGTGCTGCCAATCCCAAAAGCCTGCACCCTGCTTACGCACTCTGTATGTAGCCTTGAAATCGCTCACGCCGCTAAACTCGACCTGTACGGCATCAATGACTTTGCCGAGAATACCAGCATAACCATTATTGCTATCTGCCTTATTATAACCGTCTACCCAGTCGAGCCAATCACCATTGAGCAAGTGTACTCTATACTTTATATCGCCTTTGCTGACCTTAACTGCAACTGCCGAAATAGCTTGCTTTTTTCTTCCTGCGATACTTGAGAGTCCTTTGACTTCATCATACCATTTGTTATCTGCATAAACTCTGTATGTCAAGGTTGGCTTTTTAAGTTCTTTAATTTTCTCTGCTTTTTCGTCAAGTTTATTCCAAAACTGTTCTCTGAACAGTCTGTCTTTCTGTTGTGAGCCACACCAAAATGCAGGACATAATTTGCCGTTTGCATCATAATGTCTAATAACTCTTTCTTTAGAAATGTTATACTTTTTCATAAGTTCTTTTGTAAGTGCGATAACATTTTCAAGTGTTCTGCCTGTGCATTCTGTTGTTGAACCTGCAATTTCAATTCCGATTGAACGGCAATTAATATCCCAGTTACCTGCATGCCATGCAATATTTTTATCGGCAACCGAGCGAACAACAGTTGTATCATCAACAAAATAATGTGCAGATGTTTCAACTACATTATTCTTAAAGTAGTTACCGTTGTTTTCTGCTGTGTCGCCGTTGTTGCCGGTGTAATGAATAACAAGTGTATCAATTTCCGAAGATTTTCTGTTGCTCTCTGTGAAATTACCTTTGTTGCACCATATTTCTTTAAATTTATAAGACAT